CTGATCTGGTTCGGGGATAAGGACAAAACGCTGAACTATTCTCCAAAGAGCGGGGAGATGATCCTGACGGTTCACAGGTGGTTTGCGAATAAGTCCTGTCCGGGTAACTGGATGTATGCACGAATGGGAGATCTGGCTGAGAAGGTAACGAAGGCGTTGCAGGGTTCTTCTGATTCCGGTGGCGGTTCGACTTCAAAGGGGATTCAGGCATCTGCACTGAAGAACCTGTCTGAGGCGGATGCAATCAAGAAGGTCGGAGCCCTTTTCACTGCGGATCAGAAGAAGAGCGGCATCCTGGCTTCGGTATCGTTGGCTCAGTTCATTTTGGAATCCGGGTATGGAAAGAGTGAGCTGGCTCAGAACGCCAACAATATCTTTGGAATGAAGTGCAGCCTGTCCGGGAATAGTTGGAGCGGATCCAGCTGGGACGGTAAGAGCAAGTATACGAAGAAGACGCAGGAACAGAATCCTGACGGCAGCATGGTCACGATCACGGCTGACTTCCGGAAGTATCCATGTATTGAGGATTCCATTGCTGACCATTCCGCTTATCTGCTTGGAGCGAAGAACGGCAGCAAGCTGAGATATGCAGGACTGAAGGGGTGCACGGATTACAAGAAGGCTGTGCAGATCATCAAGGATGGCGGCTATGCCACGAGCCTGACCTATGTGGAGAAGCTGATCTCAATCATTGAGAGGTGGAACCTGACTCAGTATGATGCGAAGGACTCCGGCGGTGAAGTGATCCGCTGGTACCGTGTCAGAAAGTCTTGGGCGGATGCCGAGAGCCAGAAGGGAGCCTATAAGATCCTGGACAACGCGAAGAAGTGCGCGAATCAGAATCCGGGATATAAAGTGTTCGATGCAGAAGGCAAGGTGGTGTATGAGCCGAAGGCTATGGAGCCTGCGGTGAAGGTACCGTTTCTGGTGAAGGTCAGTATTTCGGATCTGAATATCAGGAAGGGTCCGGGAACCGATTATGACAGGGTTCAGTTTATTCCGATCGGTGTGTACACAATCATGGAAGTCCGAAATGGAAAAGGCAGCTCTGCAGGATGGGGCAGGCTGAAGAGCGGTATAGGATGGATCTCGTTGGATTTTGTCCGCAGGATTTAAGAATGACGGCTGGTGGAGACGTATTTCTCTGCTAGCCGTCTTTTTTTGCTCAAAAATCGGAATGGCAAGTGTTCAGGGAACTTTAAGAAGTAGCAAAGACGAAGGAGGTTCCCTAATGACGTTAGAAGAAATGAAAGCCGTTGATGTAAGAACGGTCAGCAGGGATGACCTGGTTGATATCCATGATGTGCATATCGACAGAACGCTGCCTAAGGTCGAGAGAATAAAGGATTTTATCCGGCAGATTAAGAATCCGTATGTGTTTAAGTGCGGGAATGTTGTAGTAAAGATGGAGTTTGCTGACACAGACCTGACGCTGGAGGATTGCATGGAGCATTACCTGAGGAACAGGTAGAAGTGGTCATATTTTTTATGTCGTGGAATTCGCTGAACAGGAGTGATACGATAGGCTCAGGTCGAAACAAAATATCACTAAGCTGAAAAGCCTGATGGTTGGATTTCTGACTGAGCAAGATCAGTCGAAAGGAGCTATCAGGCTATGAGTGTTTTATCGAAAGAATATAATGCGTGTATCTATGCGCGACTGTCGCGTGATGACGGCGATAAGCTGGAAAGCGACAGTATTATCAATCAGAAAGCCCTGATAAGGGACTTCATATCTAAGCATCCGGAGATCCATGTGGTTTCGGAGAAGACCGATGATGGATACTCCGGTGTCAATTTTGACCGACCGGCATTTCAGGAAATGATGGAAGATATCCGTTCCGGGAAGATTAACTGCGTGGTGGTCAAAGACTTATCCCGATTTGGAAGAAACTACATTGAGGCTGGTAACTACATTGAGCGTGTATTCCCCTTCATGGGTGTTCGTTTCATTGCTATCAATGACAGCTATGACAGCCTTGATCGGAACCAATCCGATTCACTGATTATTCCCTTTAAGAATCTGATCAACGATGCCTACTGCAAGGATATTTCTGTGAAGATCCGCAGCCAGTTGGAAATTAAGAGAAAGAAGGGGCAGTTTATCGGAGCTTTTGCCGTGTATGGATATCTGAAGGATCCGGAAGACCACAATAAACTGATTCCTGATACATATGCATCCGAGGTTGTGAGAGCAATCTATAAGTGGAAGCTGGAAGGCATGAGCCAGGGACGGATTGCGGAAAAGCTGAATCTGCAGGGTGTGCTTTGCCCTATGGAATATAAGCTGTCTATGGGCATAAAAGTCCAGACGAACTTTAAGGTGCGAAAGCAGGCATTATGGTCTCCGAGATCGGTGACGCGGATACTGACAAACGAGATATATACCGGTGCTTTGATACAGGGTAAAACCAGTACGCCTAATTATAAGGTGAAGAAGATTGTTGCGAAGGATGAGGCGGAGTGGATTCGGGTTGAGGATGCGCATGAGGCGATCATTGACCGGAGAACATTTGATGATGTGCAGCGGATCCTTCAAAAGGATATTCGTTCTGCTCCGGATGAAGAAGTGGTGTATCCGTTTTCGGGATATCTGAAATGTGGTGATTGTGGTCAAAACATGGTGAGGAAGACTTATACCGCAGGGGATAAGCGTTACACCTATTACATCTGCTCTACAAGGAAAGCGGGAAAAGGCTGCAGCACTCATCAGATTACAGGTGATGAATTGCAGGATGCGGTACTTCAGGGAATACGCAGCAGAGTGGCCAGTGTTATTGAGATGGAAGAACTACTGAAGATCATTGAGTCCCTGTCGGAGACACAGAGAAATGTTTTCAACTATGATGCTCAGATTGTGAAGCTGAAGGAGGATATCGAGAGGAACCGCAGCTTCAAGATGAAACTGTATGAAAACCTGCAGGAAGGCATGATCGGCCAGGAAGAATATTTCCTTTTCAAGAAAAGCTACGAAGCAAAGATTCAGTCTGCGGAGGCAGCAATAAGAGCTGTTGAGCAGGAACGGCAGCAGGCAATTGAACATAACCGTGAGAGCTATGCCTGGATTGATGTCTTTAAGAAGTATCAGAACATTACAAGCATTGAGCGCAAGACCATCGTAGAACTGATCGAGGAAGTCATAGTCCATGAGGACAAGAAGATAAGTATCCGCTTCAGATATGGTGATCAGTATACAAAACTGGCGGAGCTGCTGGGCAATTACTCCGATATGACAGCAGAATAGGAGGCAATCAATGGCAAGAAAAAGCAGAAAAAATGTCAATCAGAAGGTAGATACAACGATCGTGACAGCCTCTTATACCATGACCGGAATCTATGTGAGGCTGTCTATTGAAAACAGTGGTAAAGATGACGACGGGGATTCTATAGATAATCAGATAAGTATTTGCAAAGAATATGTGGAAGAGCATCCGGATCTGAAGCTCTTTGACGTATATGAGGATAACGGCAAGAAGGGCACCAACTTTGACAGGCCTGAGTTCAAACGACTGATGGACGATGTACGTGCCGGAAAGGTGAAGTGCGTTTTGGTGAAAGATCTGTCGAGATTTGGGCGTGACTATATCGAGACAGGTGAATATCTGGAAAAGATATTTCCGTTCCTTGGCATTCGGTTTATTTCCATCACGGACGGCTATGACAGCCTGACTTCCGGTGATGCGGAAGGTGCACTGATGATACCGTTGAAGAATATGATCAACGATGTGTATGCAAAAGATATTTCCAGAAAGATCATTACCAGCTTCAGAGCAAGACAGGAGAAGGGAGAGTATCTTCCGGCATTTCCTCCGTATGGGTATGTGAAATCTAAGACCAGAGCGTACAGATATGAGGTAGATGAAGCGGTTGCTCCGTATGTGAAAATGATCTTTGAGTGGAAGGCAGCAGGCGTGTCTCATAGCGAAATTTGCAAGCGGCTGAACGATATGGGAGCTGTTACGCCTGCAAAGCGAAAGGTAGAGCTGGGTATCTGGCATGCAGAAAAGTATAAGCACACAATCTGGCACGGCAGAACTATCATTGATATTCTGAAAAATGCCACCTATACCGGAACGCTGGTATACGGAAAGATGCCGAAATCTTTATATCAGGGGATAAAGTGTCACAGGGCAAAGCCGGATGAATGGAGATGCATCCCTGATGCCCATGAGGCCATTGTTAGCCAGGAACTGTTTGATAAGGTTCAAGCGATCTTTGAGGAACGATCTGAGCGGATGCAGAAGAAGTGGGCAGAATCCAAGCAGGTAAGGGACAATATCGTGAATCTGTTTGTGAAGAGAATCTACTGTGGGGACTGCAGGAAACGGATGCGTTTCGTGAAGGGAAACAACGCCTTAAAAGATAAGAATTTCTACTACACGAACTACGTTTGCGGAGGTTACTTAGACAGCGGATACCGCAACTGCAGCAGACATGGAATCCGGTATCAGGATGTGGTGGATGCTGTATTTTCCGCAATGCAGGTACAGATGGAGTGCGCACTTAATCAGGAGAAGATGTTGCAGAAGCTTCGTGGAACAGCAAAAGAGCGTAGCCTGATTGATCAGTATGTTGCGGGGGTCAATTATCTGACGCAGGAGCTGAAGAAGATCAATTCACGCAGGGAGGGATTGTTTGAGAGCTTTGCAGAAGGAATACTGGATGAGGTAGATTACCAGTACGCAAAGAAATCCTATGATGAGGAATATGATCGTCTGGAAAAACAGCTTTCAGAAGCGAAGCAGAGAAAGAAAGAGCTGGATGGTGTGCTGACAGCGAATAATGAATGGCTTCAGGCTATGCACGAGGTTCAGGGAGCCTCAGAGCTGGATCAGGATTTGGTTAATGCCCTTGTGAAGAAAGTTCTGATCTATGAGGATAATCGCGTTGAGGTAGAGTTTAAGTTCAGAGATCAGAAAGATGTGTTTGACCGCATTTTCAGGGAAATGAAGAAGGGAGCTGTCCAGAATGGGTAAATGGGTGATTGGAAAATACATCCGATTGTCTCAGGCTGATCGTGACCTGATGATACGGGAAAATAAAGCTGAAAGTGAAAGTATTTCCCACCAGAAGGCTTTGATCCAGAATTTCATAAGTGGTGATCCTGAACTTGCCGGATGCGAGCAGTATGAGTTCTTTGATGACGGATACAGTGGTACCAATTTCGAGCGGCCTTCATTTGAGCGACTGTTGGAAAAGATTAAGGGCGGAACCATCAATTGTGTCATTGTGAAGGACTTTTCTCGTTTTGGCCGTGATTATATTGAACTGGGTGATTATTTGGAGCGTATTTTTCCGTTCCTGGGCGTTCGGTTCATCTCCATCAATGATCATTACGATAGTCTGGACTACAAGGGAACCACCGGTGGACTCGATGTAGTGATGAAGAACATTGTATATGATTATTACAGCAAAGACCTTTCGGTAAAGGTCACGACAGCTAAACGTGCAAAGATGAAACGCGGAGAATATATTGGCGGTCATGTGCCGTTCGGACTTATGAAGGATCCGGAGGATTATCATAAGCTGATGATTGATCCGGAGGCAGCTCCTATTGTCAGAGAAATATTTGAAGCTGCGATTAGTGGTATGAGGATCACGGATATAGCCAGAATGCTCAACGAAAAAGGGTACGAGACACCGGCACGATATTATCAGCGGAAGCATCCGGAGAAGAATAAGTTTAAGAATACTTCGGAACTGGACTGCTGGAACCATAATTCAGTCAGGCGTACTCTAAAACAAGAAATGTATTATGGAGCTGTTGTGGGGCATAGGCGTGAAGGTATCGGTGTTGGATGGAAGCATTCTGTAGCGATACCAAAGGATGAACAGATTATTGTCGAGGGTAAGCATCCGGGGATTGTAACGAAGGAAGAGTTCATGGAGGCTCAGAAGATTTTTCGTAAGCGCCGTGAGACAAAGCAGGTGACGGATAAGAGCTATCCTTTGTGGAAGAAAGTCAGATGCGGCACTTGTGGTAGGGCGATGCCGTTTAAGGATAGAATCATCAGAGGCAAGCCTTATAGATATTTCGGATGTCCGCATTCGCAGGCTCAGGTTGGTGATGGTGGTTGCAGTAAGGAATATATTCGGGAGGATGTGCTCAATGAGGTTGTCTGGGAATCCATCAAAGTCCTGCTGAGTACAGCGGAAGAAGCAAAGAAAAAGGTGAGACAGAGGCAGCAGGAAGCTAATCGGGATAATTCCAGGTTGGTTAAGAAGCTGGCAAAGCTACAGAAGGACAGAGAAAAATGTGATGCGGAGCGGTTTGCCAATGTTGATCAGTTTATGGCCGGTACTCTGGATAAGGATGTATATCAGAGCAGGCGTGCTGATCTGACACGGAGGGCTGAGAGGCTTGATGCAGAGATAGCAGAGCTGGAAGAGAGGCTTCATGAGGCAGAGGTTGTACAGGATGATGGCACGCAGGATGCTTTGGAAACGCTGGATAAGTTTTCCGGGGCCACGGAGCTTGATCAGAAGATTGTGCAGGCTTTGGTTGATAAGGTCGTTGTTTATGATCCAAGGCATGTGGAGATACGCTGGAAGTTCTCAGATGAGGTTCTGAAGCTGCTGCAGGAATGAGATAGGAGTCGGTTGGAGTGATCTGACCGGCTCTTTTTTCGTTGAAAAAACGCATGTTTCATGGTACAATAAGTTATCTGTTTTGTGAAACTGATTGAGAACAGGGTAAGAACGCATATGGTAAGAAACAATATTGAAATAGATGTAAAAGTAAAATGCATAGAAGAAGGGACTACACAGGCAGCGGTGGCTGAGCAGATCGAGACCACCAAGTCCTATGTGAACCGCGTCATCAAGAAGCCGAACGGAGTGGTGAATAATACGTTTGTGCAGATGATGGAGGCTCTGGGATATGATATTGAGCTGCATTATGTGAAGAGGGAAGGAAAATAGATATGGATGTGATAGATAGTGATATTAAGTTTCCAAGCATGGATAACTATGATATGTCTAAACCGGGAGACATGGCATTATATTTAGCTGCTTGTGATTTCCTCCCATTTAGGAGTGTTATAGACATTAATAGAATAGCCATTGATGCCATCAATGAGCACTATCATGAAATCGTTAAGAAAACTATGGAGACGGACGATTTTGAAGCACAGTGTCGAGCAATGACCAGCGGAACGCTCCTTAACTGCAGAGTGGATATACAGGTTCAGTATTCGTTACTTTTGGTTCTTGTTTCGCTTTTGGAGGAAGCCGTCAATACGTTTTGTCGAATTCATAAGGAAATGGATGGATTAACGACAGAACTGAAAGATATAAAGGGAAGTGGATTAGAGCGAGCGGCTAAGTATATTAAAGATGAAATTCACATTGAGGGGTTTGCATCGGGAAATTGGGAATATATCACTGCAATTAGGGATGCCAGAAACATGGTAGTTCATAACGGTGGGAGAGTTGTAAAAGAAAAAGACTTTCAAAAATTTGACAAGTTCAAAATAGGATATCGAGAGGAAGATAAACAGATTTACCTTGAAAACGGAGACATAGTAAAATTCTATGATGCGATTTGGGGGTTCTTGGAGACAGCATTTAAGTTGGAGCCATCTGCTTAAACATTGGATTCTCTGCCATCGAAAATATGGCGGAAAAAACCTTTAGACCTATCTTGACATACGCTGATGATTATGGCATAATAGGTCTAAGTCAGAAAGCCGCTTAAATCAAGGCTTTTCAGACTTAGTCCTATTTTTTCGACCTACTGGAGGTAGAGATTGAGGACGGGCCCGAACAAAATCTAATACCTGCACTTAAGGACAGCGGAGATGCCAGGTCTCCACGGATAAGCTGCCCTTGGAGAAGTGTGGTGAGAAATCGCTGAAGATAGGACTTTGGCTTTCGACTTATGTGTCGGAGCTGAAGTCCTTTCTTTTTCTCCAAAGCGAATCGTGCTTTGCTCTCACCACGGAACAAATCTTTGGCAGGCAGCGAGCCTGACCGTCAGGAAAGGAGATTTTGATTATGGCATTTAAGAAAAACAGAAGCGTAAAGGTCTACGAGCGGTGCGGATACAATTACAGGCCGACACCTACGATCATGTTGAAGGGGCAGTGGCTGAAGGAACTGGGCTTTGATGCCGGAACCTACATTTCCGTCAGCTGTGAGAATGGCAAGCTGGTGATCACGCCGGATGTTGAAAGAGCGGCGTTGGAAGAAGCAGAGGCAGCTTTCATGGAAAAGGAAACAAAGATCCTGCAGAAGAAGTTTGAGGAAGAAAAGAAGCGGCTGCATGCTCAGTTTGTGGCAGAGCGGAAGGCCGGATACGGCGTTGTGGCTGAGCCGGGATTGGAGGTGTAAGCATGGGAAAGATATATATGATCGGCGCGATGAAGGGCGGCGTAGGAAAGTCTGTGTCGGTGTTCAACCTGGCATATTCCCTTCAGAAGCGAGGGAAAAGAGTGCTTGCTGTTGACTTCGATCCGCAGGCAAATCTCACCACGTGCTTCGGAGCAGAAGATGTGGATGTGGCAATCGGTGACTTGATGATGGCGGTGATTGAAGACGAAGAACTGCCGGAGCGTGAAGAGTATATCTGGGAAAGAAACGGAGTGGACTTTATTCCGTCAAGTATTCAGCTTTCGGCAGTAGAAGCAAAGCTGAGACTGGAAATGGGTACTGAGAAGATGCTGGCGACGATTCTGGAACCGCTGAAAGGGGACTATGACTATATCCTCATTGATACCAGTCCTTCGCTGGGAGCGCTGAATATCAACGCGATGGCTGCGGCTGATGAAGTGATCGTGACAGTGAATCCTCAGCTTCTGGCCATGATGGGCTTGCAGGATTTTCTGAAGAGTGTGAAGAAAATCAAGAGCCGTTTGAACGAGAAACTGAATGTGGCGGGGATTCTGCTGACCATGTGCGATGCCAGGACGATTCTCTGCAAGACCATAACGGAGCAGGTGGCGGAGACCTTTCAGGGACAGATCAGGATCTTTGAGAGCAAGATTCCAAATACGGTGAAGGTTGGTGAGTCGGTCTACTACAGTGAGCCGCTGATCGAATATGCTCCGGACAGTAACGCCTGCAGGGCATACAACAAGCTGGCAGGGGAGGTGATCGCTTATGAAGGCTAATGCACCGAAAAGAAAGATATTTGATGCTGTGGACATGCTGACAGAGGACCCTTCGGCACGTGTCCAGGGTGAAGCGGAAAAGGGCGTTCAGATGCTGCCGGTGGATCAGATCGAGCCTTACCATAAGCATCCGTTCCACCTGTATGAAGGTGAGCGCTTGGACGATATGGTGGAGAGTATCCGGAATCACGGAGTATTGTGTCCGGTAATTGTGCAGAAGAAAGGCAAGGGGTATGAGATGCTGTCCGGGCATAACCGTCAGAATGCGGCGAAGCTGGCAGGTTTGACGGATATCCCGGCGATCGTGAAGACGGAGCTGACCGAAGAAGAGGCTTATGTCTATGTGATCGAGACCAACGTTTTGCAGAGATCATTTTCTGAACTAAAGCCGTCGGAGCAGGCAGCAGTTATGGCAGAGCATTATGAGAAGATGTGCGGAAGTCTGCGGCATGATGAGATCGTGAAAGAACTGGAAGCACTGACCGGTAAAAAGGATTCACGCTGCGGTGGTCATAATGGCCACCGGGCGAAGAGCAGAGATATTATGGCTGCGGAATATGGTTTCTCTAGCCGGACAGCTGCAAGGATGCTGAGGCTGAACTATCTGATCCCGGAGTTCAAGAAGTTGGTTGATGAAGGCAGTGTAGCTCTTCTGGCGGCGGTGGATATGTCATTTCTGGAAGAAAGTGAGCAGCAGGCCATATGGAAGCTTTTGAACCGTCAGGGATTGAAGCTGAAGCCGAAGGCGGCAGCGGAGTTGCGGAAGCATGGTGGTGAACTGACAGAAGAGAGAATCGTCGAGATACTGGATGCGCTTTCCATCAATAAGCGGAGCGGGAATGAAGGGCTGAACCTGAAACTGCCGAATTCGCTTTGTGAGAAATACTTCAGTGGTATGGAGAGCGCGGAGATGGCTTCGATTGTGGAGCAGGCACTGGATGCCTGGTTCTCCGGAAAGGGGGCTGCCTATGTTCAGTCCTGAAGAGCTGCAGTCGTTAGATCGGAACTATTTCTCCGTCATTGTTGCTGATGAATTTGACCTTACGATCATGAGCCGAAACACCGGGCATTTCTGGTATTTGCACAATCCGGAATACCCGGAGAAGGGAACAATCATTTTATTCCATAAGCACAAGGCCGGCGATAAGTATCACCTTCATGGTCGCGGTAACTGCCTGGAACAGGTGGTGAAAAGTATTAAGAGCCATGACCGGTTCCAGCTCAATGGACGTAAACCGGTCAGAAGATAAAAGAGTGGCGCTATCGGAACGGATCCGATAGCGCCATTCGTGCGTTTTACAGTTCGAGGAACTTCTTCGTCAGTTCTTTCGCTGCGTTGATTTCCTGATAGCCACGGGACGGCTTCAGACCGAGCTCAGCAATGATCTGTTCTTTCGAGTAGTCCTGCCTGCCCAGGGTGACGATCTTGGCGTAACGGGGGCTGATTTTGCCCAGGTATTCCACCAGCTCCGTAAAGAGTGTTTCGAGAATCGCTTCTTCCTCAACATTTACATTGGGATCCGCGATGTCGAGACCGACAGTGTTGCCGTCCTCATCTTCGTGGGTATCCTGGAAGGATGTGAACTGGATGAAGTCCTCACGGCTCTTGAAGCGTGGAAGGTGCTCTGCGCGTCTGGGACAGCCCTTGCAGCGGTTCTCCTTGCTGCAGAGGATCGGAAAGCCTTCGTTATCCCATCCGAGAACGCATCTGCCGGGGCGGAGCTCCGGGTGCTCTTCAAAGTAGTCGTTGATACCAGAGTAGTAGAGGGAGAGCATCTTGTTGAAATCTGCTTCGTCCACCACCATGAATCCGACTCTGAACGGAACGCCGTAGTGCTTCCAGGTTCTCAGGTTCTCCGGAATGATCGTGTTGTTGCTCTGAAATTCTGCGTCCGAGATCAGTACGGGTGCCAGAACCTTACCTTCAGTTACCTTTTCACCGTTGTAGCTTTTGTAGTTACTGCAATATTCGATTGTGATTTTCGCCATATCTGGTTTCCTCCATAGATTTGCGCGGAGGAAACCGCATGGCGATATTCTGTTGTCTTAATCAGTCGGCCATTCATACAGGTATTCCTCCTGTTTTGCTTGAATAGCCAGCTGTTCTGCTTAAGGCTGG